TCGACTTCTGGTTCATTTGATTCAATCTCGGTTTGAGATTCATCCGTCTGAGTCTGTTCGTTTGCAGCGGGTGACTCTTCCACTGTAGTTGACTCTTCCTCTGGTTCAGCAGTAGGCGACTCTGCTTCATTTTCGCCCGAAATGAGACGCAGCATTGCGTCCCGATCCATCGTTTCAGTCATATTCGTTTTCGTTGTCAGCATCCGTCAGTAGTCCATTCGAGACCAACGTGTCTAGAGCGGCAATACCGTCCCTAAAACCAGCGGAGTATCCGACATTGTAAGAGGCTTTTTCGGCCCCTTGATCAACCGTTAGCATCGCTTGCTTGGTGATCCATACAAAAATTACCCTTTTAAGTTTCTGTCCCACCCGGCTGCTGAGGAACTGGTGCAACAGTTCCGCTTCCTCCCGAGTCCACTCCGGGCTGGATGCCCCCGGAACCATTCTGTTCAATCGGCGCATCGACCGGATTAGCTTCATTAATCGCATTGGAGACTTCTTGTATTTCGAGGGTGAGTTGTTGAGCAGCCTTACCGTCTTGCTCGCGGAATTGTTGCATGTGAGCGGTGATGTGCTCTTGGATACGCTGCAATTCAATCGGATCTGTCTGAGCGTTCTGAGCACGTTTGAGCGCAAGATAATCAAGCATGGTCTTGACGTGAGTTGCGTGATCATCGCTCGGCTTAACTTGAGCGGGAAACCCAATCTTCATGACTGACAACTCGACAGCTTGATCCTCAGCTTGATAGGCTACTTCGATTCCGGGATCGGTTAGCAACCGTTTAACAAGTCCACTGTCATCAGCCTCAAGGACAGAGCGTCGAAGCTCGACTTGATCGATGTGCGGATCGTTTGCAAACATTTGAAAACGTGCGACAGCTTTTTGAAAATGAAACTGCTTGTTAACTCCATCAGCACTTCCACTTGGAACGATGTCATACGCCTCATGAATTGCTGACTGAGGTATCTGCTCAAGTGTGTCGAGGTAATAGTAGTTAAGGCTGCTGCTGTCGAATTGTGTAAGCAGTGACCAACACTGACGGTAGAGATCTCCCAAAAATAAACGGAAAGTCCGCATGCGTAGATCAGCCGATTGTGTAAATAAATTACCAATAGCCGAAATCTCTGTTGCTGTTCTCCTCTGGTTATTATCGAGGGTCTGGGAGATCCCGAAGTCTGGTGTGCTGACACGTTGCTGCGCCATCTCCCTATGCATCATCATATGCTGATCGAATGATATGGGAGGTGACGGCATTGGGATCGGCTGAATGTCTTCCGGTAAGATTTGACCGGGCTGAAAGCGTAAGTTTGCCGTGTTAGGAAGTGCGCGAGTGGAACGAAACAATGGCCGGTTATAGAGACTCATCGTGTCATTCTTTTCATTAAGCAACTTGGAAAGTGATGCCTCAAAGACAGCCACAAGCTCAGTCACCCCACGAGGTGAATACCAACCGGCATCCTTGTGCTCATACTGGCAACTGACAAACGGAGGTTTGCCGTGGTTGTAGGGAACCTCCATGGGAGGTCTCACGTCAAATGTGAGATCGCTCGGGCAGTAGGTGTAAATCGTCCACGTCTTGTCATCGTTCTGGACGTATGTTTCCCAGATGACAATTATGTTGCTGTCATCATCAACGACCCCTTCTCTCTGCTTTGCTATCTGGTGACGGTTATCATCACCTCGGTCTTTACCGTTCCCGCCGGTAACGCGCTCGATGAATTTCTCGTCTTGCTTGAACCCGGCTTTTCTCCGGTATGAGTCCGGTGAATAATGTTGGATGTGCGTTACTCGGTCAGCGGATTCGATGTCCTTGCAATAGCTCGGGACAATGAGATGCATTGGATCAACGTTCTCAAAGTTAAGCTGGTTCTTATCGAGGTCGTAAGTGGTCTTGAGGATTCCTCTACCACTGAGCAGCATGGTGTCAATCGTTGAGATAATCTCGGTCTGTAGATTGGACCGTTGCTTTAAACGGTAATCCATCCACTGACTGGCAGCGGTGGTTAAGGCTGCTTGCTGTTGCTTGAGGGAAACAAAACTTGCGACCGTATCCAGCGCGAACAATTGCTGAACATAATACGGCTTCAGATTGGTGATAATTGTGTCACTGAGTGGGAAGTGAGCGTCAGATGCACCGGGCCATGGCTTCGTCTTTCGACGCAAACCATGATGCCGCATTTCATAAAATTGACGCTGCCTTGTCTCCCATTGAGTTCGATCATTGAGATCGGCGGCAGACTTGGCGTAAAGATCCGAGTAATCCATTAACTCGGCATTGCCTCACCAATTGGATTTATTCAACCCGGCATTTACCCTTTTTACCCGCAATCAAAACCTCGTCGATTGTCATTAGTCGTTTCAAGATTCATCCCGGAAAACATTTCTTCGATGGTAGGTTTTGCGAACGTCTGCATGTAGTCATGCTCATGTCCGAGACCTACTGCCATGCAAACCGCATCAGCTCGATCCGGCGATGACAGCCCGCGACTTTTCATCTCGCCTTTAGTTTCCAACTCAAGCTTGCCGGATTTATTGGCGCGGCAACGTCTGCTGGTGAGTTGAGCCATTAAAACCTCGTCATCATGTGGGAGGATAAGTTCATTCTTCTCGATCAGACGAGCTGTCGAATACCACATCTCAGCCGCGAGATTGGCGAACTTCTCCGGATCGCGTGCGCGCGCTCCAAAGTTGATCCGGTTGACAGCCCATCCAGCATCTCGCAGAGCGTCTGCCATTGGGCGACCTAATCCACCTTCATCGCAGAAAATATTCTCGGGCTCTAGCCCAGATTTTGTGAACTCGACAACAAAACGACCAACACTCGCCATGGTGTCCTTGTCAGTCCATGAGACGATTTTCTTGATCTTGTTGCCTTCACGAATCGCGATAACGTTTTCGTCATTGCCTCCAGCAAAATCGACCCCGGCAACCATTCTCCCCGGCTCTTTCCGAGGAGGATTGTGCAAGCAGTTTTGGTAGCTGTCATAGTTTACAAGCAGTGACTCGTCAGAGGTCTGCATGAACTCACCAAAGATCATTGACCTTACAAGCGGATGATCTTCACCCCATTTGTGGATCTGCTGATCAATCCATACTTTTGGTATGTGAGGACAGTCGAAGCTTGTGACGGTGTGTGTCTGGTAAAGGTCAGTGTGTCTCGTGAAAATTTTATGGAACTCTCCGGAGTTACCTCCCGGTGATGACATGACAAGCATCCGGTTAGGCTGACAACGTTCAATAGCTTGAAAAATACCGTCTTTGACTGACTTCGCTTCATCAACAATGATCAGCAAATTGTCAGAGTGCCAGCCCTCAAACCGACCGGGATCATCCGTCGAGAAACCAACGATGCGCGAGTTGAGATCACGTATCCGCAAATCAGTTTGATTGATCTCAATTCCAAGATCCTTGACCTTGTTGGATAGCGTGCGGATCGTTGGCCACATCTGCTCCTTGACTTGACGGTAGACTCCCGAGGTGGTCACGCAGACACTATCGGGAAACATCAATGCATGCCATAAAGCAGCCGGTGCCGCACACATGGCCGTTTTGCCAGAACCATTTGCCGCCTTGAGCGCAACTCGCGAACCCGAAGCATCGAGATCACCGAGAACACGCTTTTGCCATTTATACAAGTTGAGCCCAAAGACCTCCTCAGCAAACCGGTCCAAGTGAACCAGCGATCTATCGACCGAGGCTTTTTGCTTCTCTGTGAGTCTTACTTCTTTTTTATGAATCGGCATTACACGTAGATAATCTTGCTCCCATGTTTTCTGGTCGAAATTTCATACAGAAAATATTTGGTTGCCGTGCTTTTTACTGAAGTCAACATCTGCTTTAACCGGTCCAATTGGATTTTTGATCATGTCTTTCAAAAAGACTGTGTTTAAATTTCCGTTTCGCTTTTGTGTGTAGTAAAACAGTTTTTCCATGAAGCGTTCGCAAGAGTGATAGTATTGCCAATTATTCCCAAAGCCCATGTATGCATCTCCGTAAGGAGCGTTGTATGCTGTTCTTGGTTCCAGATGGTATTGAAAATACACTTGGTAGTACCAAAATCTACAGATCGCGTCTCGCATCTTGTATGTATGCAATTTGGGGTGAGTGGCAATAAAAGACGCACATACGGGGGAGTATTTTGCTACAAGCGGGTTTTCGCATATGATTACACTCTCGTAACCCGGCTCCAGTAACACCGCACTACATGGCTCATGGTTCTCCATGATTCTAAATGCGTAACTCCAGTCTTCGTCAATATCAACGCAGTATACCCATTTTGATTCATGAGACCTAGAAGTGTCGAATCCTAGATAACGCCAAAAATGACCAGTCGCTGCATTTGACTCCAGCTTCATTACGTGCAAGTTAACGTGCTCATAAAAATTCACCAAATTTACAATCAAGTGCTCGCACGATGGTTCGCAATAAAGTTCGACACAAATGTTGTCCCATGTCGATGACAGCTCTAAATTGCGTTTTAGGCTATCTAAATATTTAAGTTCCCAGTCCTCCAATGTTGTTTTCTGAGTCCCAGTCGCATCTCCAACATGCTTGTTAAAAAGACTGCAAGTTATGATTCTTGTCGCTTTCGTTTTCTTTATGTGCGATTCCCGTATGTCCAAGTATTGGGAAAATCGTGACTCAATAGGACAATTATCAAGTAAGAAATCCCAAGTCACTTCATGGCAGTAATAGTGCATCGGTTCAGTTTGCATGGTTAGTCTCCTAGCTTTAATTAACGCTGATCCGAGCCGGGTCTGTAGTAATGCTTGGGAAGATCAGTCCTCACAACCTTACTGCTAGAAAATGACCCAATCCATTTTCAGTAGGCTCCAGACCAACACTAAAACCGTTTTCGTTTAAGTGGTTTTTAAGTCCCTCTATTGTCTCTGTAGGGTGACCGTGATATTCCCCCACAATAGAGTCGACTCGGTGAAGCTTTGTGCACTTAAGAAGCCCCGGATACTCTCCCCCTTCACAGTCCATTTTCAATATGTGGACATACCCGGCAATGTCTATTATATCGTCCAGCGATATAGTCTGAGATCCGTCATCCGACAACGTCACGTTGCACCCTCCCGTATTTTCCGGCATCGTGCTGGGGACGGATTTCACACACATCCCGGATGCTGCGTGGACAGCCATGTTATGAGGGACGATTATTGTCCCTTCGACGTTTTTGCAAAGCACTTCATAGTTTTCTGGATCTGGCTCAAACGCGTAAACGGCACTTGCACCGTTGTCGTTAGCAAGTCTTGAAAAAGACCCTATATGAGCACCGATATCAACGACCACCTTCCCCGCAAAACGGTTCACACGATATTCATTAAGCTCGTAAACTTGATGCCAGATTTCCGAGTCCCAAGTGTTTTCCCTAAACGTAGTATTCATAGTTTTACAAGTATCCATTGTCAGTGTTAAAGTATTTGTTAATCACGCCAGCATACCCCTCAACCATTTTATCGTAAGTAAACTTGTGTGCGTGGATTGTAGCTGTCTTGGCCTTTGCGCGGATCATCTCCGGTCGTTTGTAAAGTTGTCGCATTATCGCGGCGGCGTGATCAACGGAAGGTTCACACCATAGGCCTTGTCCTTCATAATAATTCGTTGCCGGGACGAGTGTATAATCCACAAGAAATGAATTGCTCTCATTGGCGTATGCTTCTGGACCAAACCATGCCGGGAGTAAACACGGTCTGCCCGCTGCCATGCATTCCAACGGCATGAGCCCGAATCCCTCGCCTTTACTCATGGACACGTAACAGTCAATTGACTGATACCACCCAGCGAGTTCCTCCTTTGGCCATTCTCCTTCGTCTCTAATGATTCGCTTGTCACTCCATGACGGCATCGGATCTCGTGGGTAACATTTTATTCTCAGCTCGACATCCTCATTTCCTTTGGGGAATGCCTTGATGAATGCGTCAACCACTTCATCAAAACCTTTCCTT